AGCGTGTATTTCTTTTGATAATACCCAAATTCGACAGGGGGAATAATAAACAATCTGAGCTTAAGATCCTCAATGAGCTTAACAGCCATAACCTCGTTCTTACCACAGGAATTCCAAATAACATCCTTGGAGGGAGCATTGGACAAAATAGCTTCCCACCACTTAGATTCTATAATAGAACGCTTGGTACGAAAGCCAAGATACGTCCAAGGCCATCCAGGTGATTTATCGAGATCAATGGACGCATGTATGGTTTCCGAGTCAGAAACAGGGTCTTCCTCAATCTCACCAAATTCCCTATCGTAAAAGGCATCAGCAAAGGAATTGGCTGGAGAGTTCATATAGGTCAAAGTATCACCACCAAACTTATCCATTCCTTTCACAGTATGGTCATAGTTTAGTTGCGTAGTGTGAACATTCGCAAACTTAAAGTCCCTAAGACGTGACATCCTAGTTCCAGAAAATCCAACTGAATGTTTAGACACACGAACTGAGCTAATGGAACCCTGAACAAGTGGTGTAGAGGGTAAAAGTCCAATGATCTTCATGTGCTGAAACCTTTGAGAGAGTCTAAAAGGTCGCATAACGGGTATACCCTGGGGCAAACCAGTCGGAGCAGGACCAGTGCTAACGCCATAATCCAGAAGGACAGACTTATTATTAAGGCCCTTGTTACTACCGCCCGAAGTTCCCCAGTGCATGGAGATAATCTCGAGCCGGCTATTGACAAGTATACCACCACATGAATTATTGGCAGTTGATGCTGAATGAAGAACAAGATTATTAGTACGGGAAATCTCCGTAGCAGTGATAAGCTCGTCACAATTAGCAGGGTTGTATCCAACAAATATACCAAAGGGTTCAAGATTAACTGGTGAAGCAAGGGAATAAGCATTACTCTTACCAAAGCCAGGCACTTGAAAGTCACTTAAAGGAATAGTCATAAAAGCCTCATTACCATCAAGATGTTTCGTCCACTTTTCAGCCCGTGGAAGATCTTTCTCTTGGTGTGTCTTAGTCACGTAATAAACACCCTCTCTAAGTTGGTGTTCTGTCATAACCCACTGCAACCCATTCTTCATCCGAACAAGTGCAATACATCCCCAAAACTTACTAGCCTGAGCAGAATGCTCATAAAAGATCTTCAAGAGGCCAACGTGGTACTGATCACGAGTAATCATCGGCACAATCGACTTAGCCTCAACAACGATGACAGGTGCACACTTTGATACAGGCACACCCTTCCGTTTACAAAACCCAATGTAAG